TATCCAATTTATATATATGCAAGTATTATTTTTAATTAAATTACTTTAGAATCATTCTAATTTATTTTCTTAAATCTCTGATTTAAGCTAAACTAGATACTGTTGCATAAATATCACACATAAAAAAAATATACTTTTTGTATTGACACCAATATATATATGTATATGATTTGTATATTAACAAATGAAAGAGGAAACAATGAACCAAGAAACTAAACAAGTCATATACAATATGATGATTGAAAACACTGGCACTCATTTTTTAGATAGTGGTGGTGAAGATGGAAGACACTGGCAGCAAAATCAAAAAAAGACTTTGAAAGATTTTGAGAATGAGGAATATATTTTAAAGGATGATGATATAATTACAAAGTCTTTATTTCATCACTTGAATGAAAGCTGTACATATCTTCCAGATATAACAAAGCAATTTAATGATTGGATTAATGAAGATAAATATCACTGGATTGATAATAAAAATGGCAGATCACACATTATCGCAGATGCAGAAGACTTCATGAATGAGTTTGTATATCCAGATGAAGAGGCAAAATGTACTTATACATATAACTTTGATAATTGTTTATCTCAAGATATACAATGGATCTCAAGTGGTGATTTATATCAAAATGATATTATTGCTTTATGTGTTCACAATGGTGCAGATGCTCGAGGTGGAATGACCAATTATAAATTCTTTAAGATTGATCCTGATATGTTTTATATGATGGATGAAGAGTATTTTAGAGAAGATGAAGAGGTCGCATGATTAAAAATATATTAAACTTTTTAGATTATGTTTTATTCCTGGCTATATTTTATATAGTATATCTAGGTTTAAAACATGGACCACAGATTGAGCAATTAATAATTGAATTGAAAGGGGGTGCGATATGAATAAAAAAGATTATATTAAATCTCAAATGGAAAGTGCAGATAATGATTTTATCAATGAATTATTATATGAACATTACAATAATGAAGTTAAAAATATGAGTGATCAAGATTTTAAAGATCATTTAAAAAATATGGGAATAGAAAGCGAGGAATAATAAATGAATGATGATAGTAGTTATAATAAATTAAATAAAACAATAAAAGACTTCAACGATTATTTGGCAAAAATCAAAAAAGAATTAGATTTGAATAACCATGATCTTGCAATACATTATGATTATGATTTAATGCCTTTACCAGATAAAGTAATTGATGAAGCAAACGAGTGCAACGAGCAAAAACTTTATGATGACAATTACATTACACAAGGTCAACTTCATAAAGCAAACAGAAAGGATAAATAAAAATGGATATGACAATAAAAGTTTTATTATTATATGGTTTAATATTAATAGTTTATGAGCTTTTAAAATCAAAAAACCTAACAGAAAGCGAGGACCAATGATAATACTAGGAAAAACTAAACACGAATGGAAACAATTAGAGCTACAATATAGACCTGAATGGATCATATTTTTAGTAGGGTTTATTCTTGGAGCTATAATATTTTAACTAAATAGAAAGGGAAAAATAAAATGACAAAAAAAGAAAAAATACAAGAGGAAATATGGGAAATAGAAAGAGAATATCCAAACTTGCATATTGATTTACATAGAGATCAATTCAAAAGTGGTGATGTTGATAAATTACATTTACTATATAATCAGTTAGAAGAAATAAAAAATAAATGAATAAACAACTAACACAACAAGATTTTGATGAGCAAGATATAACAAGTGGTTTCGTTATGAACCTTATAAAACTTACTCAACAAAATATAAGACTAGCAAAACAAACAACAAACAATGAAAGGGAAAGCTATGATAACCTACGACAAAGTGAGAATATCATCAGTAAGAGTTGATGATGATTATTACGATAGTAAAAAAAAGAAACGAATAAAATATGCAAAGCCAAAAATAACAAAGAAACTTTTATTTGAAGATAGTCTCTATGATTTAGGAGAATTATATAGACAAATCAGAAACGCACACGATAGAGAGCCATACTATAAAATAGAAGTAACATTTAATACTACTTTAGAATATTAATCTTTATTATCAGAGGGTATATCTACTATATCCTCTGATACATCAATCAAATCAGGTTCACTTTCCCATTTTATATTTAAAGTAGTGTCCTGTTTTACTTCCTGTTTAGTTTGCTCAACAAAAAGAGATGACAGGCGAGGTGCTACAAACTTCAACCAGTTTTGTTTCTCTCTTAAAAATAGCAGCTCTTCATTGGTAAGCTCTTTCACATCAGAATTAAAGACAACACACATCTTTTCAACAAGTGTTTTAATCCCTCTCTCTTGAGCTTTATTAAATTTGTCCTTAAACTTTGGGTTTAGATCCAAGTAATCGTATAAAGTTTTCAATTTGATCTGTAGCTCTTTTGCTACCTCGTAAGCGGTTGTTCCATCTACTAAATGACCTAGCATAGTATTTTGTTCGGTATCGTTGAGAGTTAGTAGCTCGTTCTTTTTCCTGGAGGATATACTCTTTGATTTCATTTTCTGTTTTATGTTTAAAGTTCTTTAAGTTTTTTAATATATTAATCTTGTTTTGTATATTGATATTATCATTCTTGTATAACCCCTTATACTTCCTGGTCTTATTATCCCACGACTTACCCCCCTTATGATAAGGACATAACATTCTTCTTGAAGTAGGGATAAATTTACCAAGACATTTACACCTTTTCCCAGAGTGCTTGGCAATCGCTTCACATCTAATCTTTATTTTTGCCAATAGGTCTCCCCTTATAATCTAAATTATTTCTTTTATTGAACGCAACCTTTTCCCTATATCTTGGATTACTATTCTTACTAATCTTATTAAGAGCTTGGATAATCTTTTGAGGGTGTACATAATTTGCCTTGCTCTCGGCAGCAAGTTCCTCCTTTCTCGCAATGGCTAACTTCATATAGTATGGATTGTTCTTATCCTTTTTCAAGTCTGTCAGGGGGAGCTTCGCTAAACTGTCAATTATAGATTGTTGATTACCTCTATTCTCTCTGATTATATCCTCAATAGGCTTATTGTCTATTGTATCTATTGCTTCTACTAATGTCTTTAAATCTGAAACATTGGATGTATAATTCTGAAACATAGGTGTTTCATTTTGAAACATACCCTTCTCAAACTTAACAAACTTGGTATTAATTTGATAGGTCTTTCCAGACCTACCTTTAATAGTAGAGATCACATTTAATTTCGTAAGAGTTTGTAATGTTCTGTGAATTGTAGTACGAGATAGACCAGTATCCTTTTGAATAGTTGAGTGCCTTAATCCTGCTGTATAATTGTTAGATTTCCAACAATATTTCATCAAAGATAAATAGACCGACAAACAATTAGCTTTCTTCCCCCCTGATACTTTATCAAGATGATGGTATAATACATATGTTAATTGTAAAAATCCTCTAGTCTTAATCATTTTTAACCTCAACTGTAGCGATAGTATCGTTGTGCTGACTACCATGTGCAACAAGCACAATTTTTATTATGTTAAATCCATATTTTTTTCCAATACCATTAGAGTTCCAACCAAAAGAAATTACCTTACCACCAGGTTTTATAATTCTTGATATTTCCTTTCTACAATTAGACCAATAACTATTATTCATTGGGTGGTTAAAAGCTAAACCATTACTAGAATACATTTCTTTTAATTGTCTTTGAGAATAAGGTGGATCAAAAACTAAATCCTTTACAGATAAATTATCTATTGTTTTAAGATATTCAATAGCGTCTTGCTGATATGGGTATGGAAAAGGATCTATATAATCTTTAGTTAATTCTTGATCTATTAATTCTTTAAATGGTTTAATACTAAATGTTTTATGCGTAGGCATATTCCAATATCTTTTAAATTCTACCATACTTACATACTTTCCTATGATTAGATTGGAGGTCTAGCAAAATGGAAACCCATTGGCTCTCGTTCATAACCTCAAACTCTGTCTCACAGCTCGTTATACGCTTGATCCTAAAGGTTAGGGTATCAGGTGTCAGATTTTTATAGAACACCAAAAAACAGGGTATATTTAAGCGACTAGCGACTATGTTTGCAAGGGTTGTAGCCTTGTATTTCTGTCCTTTGTCATAACAAGTCTCAAGAATAGCAAGTGGCTCGTAGCAACGTGGACAACATTCAATACTATCAATATCAATCATGGCAATACCCTCGTATTTCCTATGCCAATCGTTGTAGCTGCCATTACTAAATGCGTAGGTCCATCTAGCCATAAATTATTTGTTTTTAATTATTATAATCTCGTTTTCTTTTTCTTCTATTATTCTCTCAAGGTCTAGCAACTGATTGGATAGTTTTTCTATGTGCTTTTTATGTCGTTTAATTTCTTTTCTACATTCCTTTAGCTCATCAGGACAACCTATCTCATCAAATATTTTATCGTTTGTCATTTAATACTTCTATTTTTTTAACTACTGATCTAGGATAAACAGTTATGTTGCCAACTGTAAGTGTATCTTCATCAAAACTATATGATGCAAAAATTATAAGTTTCTTTTGGTCCTTATACAGTAAGTAACCAAGGTCTTCACACCAAGAGTATACTTGATCTTTTGCTTTATCTAAACTCATCCATTCTGAATTAGATACAATGTCCTGCCAATAAATTCTTACTCGTTTATATTTAAACTTATTTACTTTCTTCATAGGTCCACCACGCATTATATAAATCTTGCAAAGATACTTTGCCTTTAGTTACTTCTAATATCTTCTTAACCATTTTTGGTTTAGGGAATCTTTTTTCTTTAGACTCCAAACAATATCTCTGCGAGTTGGTCGCTGGATTTATAGATTTGATACCTAACATAGTACCAAAAGTATAATGTGATATACCTTGTTTCTTACGCCATTCTGCTAATGTCATTATTCTCCTATTTGTTATACTAATAGGTTGTATATATAGCATATAAAAGGTTTGACAAGAAGTTATTTTACCTGTATCTATGTGGAAAACGAAAGGGAAAAAAACAAATGAAAGAATACTTTAAAAACTTTAATGGTGGTCAAGGGTTAGACCATTGGTCTCCATCTTCAAGCCAAAACTTTACCAGGTTTGTACTTAACTATTCTCTACCACAAGAGATAAGAAGAACATTTAAAATTAGATACAAAGCACCATTCGGTAATCTTGTAAACAACACAGCTCAAAGATTAACCTGTGAAGTTTTATATCAAGGCGACAAGAAGATTACATTAGAAAACAAAAATTATGACGAGATATTTCAACAAGAGTTAGACGCAATAGATAAGAATAGTCCACCAATAGATGATAAAGATAAACTAGCAAGAGAGATGATGATTAGTTACGCACATCCAACTATTGAGAACATGAAGAAAGCTGTCAAAGAAATATTTGGTGATGCAAAATTAGTTGCTGAAAGATATGTCTCAAACAAAGACAAAGATATGATCCATGATATTATTGGTCGTATAGATTATGAAAGCAATGACATTATAGGGGAAGCAAAAACAAAACCTGTTAGCATTAAAAAGCGTAGAGGTAAGGATGAATACTACATGGCAACAACGCAGCTACCTAACGATCCAGACCCAATGCACGTTTCTCAAGTTGCGTTCTACTATCATTGCACAAAGAGAAAACCTTTTTTGTTTTATGTAAATGAAAACGAATACAGAATCTTTGATGACACGCACGATATGTTAAGACCTGATAATTTAGAATATCAATATAATTTATTAACACAAAAATTAAAATCATGGGAAGAACTAATTATATTTTGTAAAGGAGATATTAAAAAGCTATCTAACTTTGCAGAGCCACCAGAATTAAATCATCCTTTTTATTATAGGGATTTAATAGACGACCAAAAAAAACAAATCAAACAACTATGGGGATTAGACACATGAAACTAAACATATATCAAAAACTACATAAGGCAGCTTGTGAAGCTGGAGGTGTGGCAAAAGGAAAAAAAGTTCCTGGTATGCACTTCAATCCATTACAACATGATGAGGTACAAAAGGTTGCAATGGAATCACTACTAAACAATGGGTTATATCCTGTTTGTACTTACACTAACTATGTTAAAGAAACTTTTATCATGGTGACTTGTTCAATGAAGATACATGACATTGAAGATCCAACAAGTCATATAGATATTGAAGGATGTAGTGCAATGGGAAACCTAGATAAATTTGGTACAGGTAATGGTATGTCTTATGCCAAGAAGTATGCTTTCTTAAATGCACTAAATCTAAAGACAGGTTTAGACAATGATGATGGCTATAAAGCTAGTCCTTTCTCTACTAGAACAAACAATGTTAAACAAAGCAGTAAAGAAAGTGAAGCAAAACCTTTTAACAATATTCCACAACCAAGTGGTACAGAGCATGACAACAATCATGATGCAGTAGCAATAAATAATATCGAGAACGATATTAAAAATGCAGCAAGTATTTATGAGCTAAGAAAACTTAGAAGTTATAAATACAAAGATGCTTTTAATCTTGCTATGAAGAAACACCTTAGAGTTTATAGACAATTAGATGATCTATATAAGACTAAGGAAACAACACTAAACACACAAGGAGTGATATAATATGAGTGATAAGATATATATAAAACTTACGCACAATGCCGACAAACAAGCAGGAGATAATCGACCATCTTTTGTTGCACCAATAAATCCAAAATCACCAGAGGGTAAGACCTGGAGAATAGGTGTAAAGATTGGAGAGAGTTGGTACAACCAAGCAGGATTTGATGATCTTGACGAACAAGGTAATCCCACAGGAATTATTAATGTTGTCTTGACACCATCAAATACTGGTTCAGCACCTGCAAAGCCGAGAGGACCGCAGTCGTCTTTTGCACCTAACGATAGGTTTGCAAAAGGTCAAGGATCAGGATATAACAAACCTAACTACAATTATTAATTGTAGTTGAATGGTGTGGTGGAAGTTTTTTTGAGTAGCGAATCATATTACCTCTTTCCCTTTCTGGTAATGCTCCCTCTTATTTGTTTTCTTCTGCCATACCTTTAAAACAATATGAAAATTACAGAACTTACAAACGAGATTAAGAAAAAGATAATCCAAGATCGAGAGAAAGATTATGGAGATTATCAATACAATTTTACTATACTTGCAGAGCTATTTACTTTAATATTAGCAACCAATTTAAAAAAAAAACTAAAGCCATATCAGGTAGCACATATCATGATGACACTTAAATTATTCAGAGCTACAAGAGGATTTAAAGCTGATAATTATACTGATTTATCTATCTATAATGACATGGCATCCAATCTACACAAAAAAGATATAGACAAAAATGATAAAAACAGATAAATATTTGAGAATTAAATCTGGCGAAGCTAACTTTCAGTTAGTTGAAAGATTTGATGATGTAAAGAAAGCTGCCGACCCCAACGCACAAGGGGAAGTTGTAGAATGTAAAGTCGAGAATATTAAATTAGACTTTACCAAAGTAACAAAGGAGAAAGATGGAAGAGTTAAAGACTCGCCTTCAAAAGTACAGGGATCTTCAAGAGAAGAAACATCAGAAGTTCCTGGAAGCCAAAAGAAAAGTAAGTAAGTATCAGAAAGATTCTTACAGATTATTTTGGAAAATTGAGAAGGCAAAAGAACTTTTAATGACAACTAGATAGTCATTAGAATTACTGCTGAAAAAAAACAAACAAATCTGTAGGGGATCTATGACTTTAATTAAACAAGAATTTCAAAAACATATTAAAAAAATAAACAACAACGACTTCATTTACAAACATAAGATAGCTTTCTTTTTATTATCAGAGCAACAACTAAAACTTTATGAAGAAGGATTTAAAAAAGGTTTTGAGTTAGCACAACAAAAAATGTCTGACCATGTAAGCGAGATAAAAGAAACACACATTGTACCAAGACAAATGGAAAGAAAGATTATTGGTTATCAGTTTAGAAAACCTAGACAAGCAGAGATAGACTCTGTAATTAATAAAGTTTGTATTAAGTATGAGGTAAGTAAGAAAGAATTATTTACCAAGACTAGGACCACAGATATTGTACGATCCAGAAACATTATTCATAATATACTCAATGAAAAATATAAGATGAGCTTGTCAGATATAGGTAGAATTTTTGCACAAGATCATACTACAGTTTTAAATTCTATACAAATGAAACAGCATAGAAGAAGATTCTGGAATGATGAACAAACTATTTGGCAGGAGTTTCAAGAACTTACTTCTTAAATCCAGACTTCATATTTTTATAAGACTTTGAAGATATAGTAGATTTCTTTTTTGATCTACTTGTACCAGCTTTTTTTCTTTTGTTTATATTATAATACAAACCTTTTTTAGCTGTCTTACCTGACTTTGTTTTGTGATAACCTTTTTTCATTGTTCTCCTTATGTTGATTCATTTTTAACACACAGTATTTGTCAAAGCAACTACCATCTTTACCATCAT